GTTCTAGCGTTCAGTCGGGTGCGGGTGGTTCGTCGTCCACATATTTGCGGACGGTGTTCAACGCTTCCAGTGAGTCCAGTACGGGCGGTTCGTCTGCTGATCGTCTGCGTGAAACGTTTGACTCCAGCAGTTCTGCTGGTGTCGGCTCAGAAGCGGCTGTAAGGGTTCGTGAAACGTTCCAAATCACAACGTCTGCTGGTACATCGGGTTCGACGTTTGATGCGATTCTGGGTGCCTTCAGGACTGCTACTGGTTCGGGTGGTGCGACCACTGGCGATCAGGCTTCCACGTTGCGTGAAACGTTTGCAGTGCTGGCTGGTAGCGGTGCTGGCACTAGCACGGCGGAACGTTTGCGTGAAACGTTCAACATTACAGTGTCGGCTGGTCTGTCATCGCAGGACGCTGAACGTCTGCGTGAAACATTCGCAGAGTTGTCGGGGGCTGGTGTTGGTGTTGATGGCGGGGTGCTGTGGTTCAACCACGGTCAGCCGTGGGAAGCGGTCATCAGGACACGTCCGATGTCGATGGAGATTGGTGGACGCAAACCGTTCAAACGTGGGGTGAATCATTCAGTTAGGCTTCGGTAATGGATTTATCTGATCTGTTGAACGAGAAGGAATGGCGGCGTTGCCGTGGTTCCGACGACGACCCTGTGGATGGGTTCGTTTACTTCTGTGAAAACTATTGGCACATCAAGCATCCTCAGTCGGGTCGCATCAAGTTTGATCTCAGGGACGCGCAGGTTGAGTCGATCCGACATTGGATGGACAACCGCTACTCGGTTGTCCTGAAGGCACGCCAGATTGGTTTCTCTACTTTAGCGGCGGCATACGCTTTCTGGTTGACGTTTTTCTGGTCTGACCGTTTTGTTGTCATGCTGTCACGAACTGAACGTGAAGCGGCGAAACTGTTGCAGAAATCCAAGTACGGCTACAAGTTCCTTCCACAATGGATGAAAGAGCGTGGCCCTGAACTGGTTGCCGATAACCAGTTGAAGATGACGTTCTCTAATGATTCCGCGATTGAGTCGTTACCTAGCGGCAACGACCCTGCCCGTGGCGAGTCGGTGTATCTGGTTATCGTGGACGAGATGGCGTTCTTGCCTAACCCTGAGGAAGCGTGGGCTTCTATTGAGCCGATCGCTGACGTTGGCGGTCGCGTCATTTGTCTCAGTACCGCTAACGGTTCTGGTAACTTTTTCCACCACATGTGGACTGGTTCCCAAACAGGGACAAACGGTTTTGCTGGTTTGTTTTTCCCGTGGTCCGCCAGTGACCGTGACGACGACTGGTACGAATCCAAAAGCAAAACGATGGCTGGTTGGCAGTTGCATCAGGAATATCCGCGCAACCCTGACGAGGCGTTTATTAAGTCGGGTAATCCCGTGTTTGACATTGACGCTTTGGATTCGTTTGAAGCGGTGGAAGCGACACGCGGATATGTTCATGTGATTACTCCGCGAAACATGGAGTTCCGCACCACACAGGACGGAGAGTTTCATGTGTGGGAGAACCCACGTCCTGATGGGGTGTACGTTATTGGTGCCGACGTTGCCGAGGGTTTGGCGCATGGGGACTACAGTTCCTGCCACATCATTGAAGCAAGGGATCAGGTTGTTGTGGCTCATTGGCATGGCCACATTGAGCCAGACTTGTACGGCGAACTGCTGTGTGAGATCGGCTGGTGGTACAACACTGCGTTGTTGGGTGTGGAGAATAACAACCACGGCTTGACGACGCTAAAGGCGTCCCAGCGGTACGGGTACAGGAATCTGTACCGTACCCGCAGGTTGCAACAGCGTAATCCTGAGGCGACGGAGATTCTGGGGTGGCGTACTACGTCGGCTACGAAGCCGTTGGCGATTGACGAACTGTCGGCATCTATTCGTGATGCCGAGTTGGATTTGCGTTGCGGGTTCACGTTGTCTGAGTTGCGGACGTTTGTGCGTGCCCACAATGGCCGTATGCACGGCTCCCCGCATGATGACCGTGTGATGTCGTTGGCTATTGCCTACCAGATGTTGAAGTATGTGTGGCTTCCTGAGTATCGAAACGAGGTTGCGATCCCTAAGTTTTCGATGTCTTGGTTTGAAAAGTTCCAGATTGACGAGTCTGCACCGTTCCAACGTGTACCAATCGGCGCACATAACTCTCGTTTCAACAGGTAACGAACTGTCTAAGGAGTGATGGGTTCTCTAAACTGCGAAGAATGTGGCAAACTTTTCACTTTTGACGTGATTCCACGTCGTGGCGCTGTGTGTTTCAAGTGTCATGTGCAAGGGATTCGTTTCGGGTTCCAGCAGGGACAGCAGATGTTTCACGACAAAACCATCAAACAGCAGGAGCGAGAGATCATTGAGTCTGCCAAACGAGATGGTCGCGACATTGAATATGTGGGTAATAGGTGGGTGTGATGATCGTTGATATTTCCCGTATTGCTCAAACTTTCAGTGGAGGCACACTGAGTTGCATGGTCGCCATGAACTTAGATGATCTCGGAAACATGTTTAACATGTCGCAGGTGCAGATGGGCGCAAAAACAGGTGGTGTTCTTGTCGTGTTGACGTTGTTGCGTATGGCGGGCGGCTTGAACATCAAGTCAGGTAAGGCAGAGTGACATGCCGACGTGGGCGCAGATCGTCGTGGCGCTGGCCGCACCCTCAGGAGTGCTTGTCGCTCTTATCGAACGTACACGACGAGAAAACAACAGAGACCACGCCGCCAATAGCGAACTGTTGCGAACAATCGACCGAAAGGTTGACGGCGTTTCTGAACGCATGGACGACCACATTGAATGGCATTTGGATCACAAGGAGAGATGATGGAATATCGTGAAGCACTGAAACGTGGGGTTGCGACATTTGTGGCTGGGGCTACTGCGGCCCCCCTCACATCTGCAATCGTGGACATCTCGTTCTTCAAGGCGGCTGGTATCGCTGGCATCGTCGCCGTGTGGAACTGGGCGGCTCGTATGGCACAAGCGTGGCTGGCCCAGCCGTCAGGTAATCTCTGATGGCGCGGCCAAGTAACTCTGAACGGCTTGCTAAATACCGCAAGCATCTCTACACGTCAAAGCGTTGGCGGCGTGACGAAGAATACGATTCAACATGGCGTCGTTTGATTGACCTGTATCGTGGCCGCCATTACGAGTTCGCTACTGACGAGGATCGTTTGCTAGTAAACATTTCGTTTGCGACGATCAACGTGATTGCACCGTCAATCTCGGTGAACTATCCGAAGATTGCCGTCAATGCGACCAAACCAGATGATGCCCCTAAGGGGATCATCACTGAGGCTGTTGTGAACTACTGGTGGCGTCATTACAAGGTGAAGCCCGAGTTCCGTCGCGCCGTCAAGGACTTCCTTGTCTGTGGTCATGGCTGGCTGAAGGTTGGCTACAAGTATGTTGAAGAAGAACGTGTCGGTGTTGATGAGGATTACTCTGACCCAGAGAACGATCATCACACCACGATCACGGTCGTCACCGAAGATCGCCCGTTTGTTGAGCGTGTATCGCCGTTTGACGTGTTCGTTGACCCTGATGCTACGTCGATGCGTGACATCAAGTGGATTGCCCAGCGTATTCGCCGCCCTCTGAAAGAGGTGCAGGCGGACAAGAAGTATGCAAAGGCGGCACGCGAAAGCGTACAAGGTACGACTCGTTCTCGTTATTCCAGCGAGGAGCCGTACCAAAAGAAGATTCAGGACGACACCCACGCATATGTGGATGTGTACGAGTTCTATGATCTTCAGTCACAGATGATGAGCATATTTGCTGATGGTGGCGAACAGTTCCTTGTGAAGCCACACAAGATGCCGTATGCGTTCGGCCATCCGTTTGTGATGATCCGCAACTATGACGTGCCTGACCATTTCTATCCGATGGGTGATCTTGAAGCGGTGGAGCCGTTGCAACGTGAGTTGAACGAAACCCGCACCCAGATGATGAACCACCGCAAACGGTACTCGCGGAAATATCTGTACAAGGAATCGGCGTTTGATGCCGATGGGCGTAATGCGTTGGAGTCTGACTACGACAACGTGATGGTGCCTGTTGCGTCGGATGAACCGATCGGCAATGTGGTTGCGCCGTTCCCTGCTGTGGTGACTCCACCAGAGTTCTACAACCAGTCGAACATGATTTCCAGTGACGTTGAGTATGTGACTGGGGTGTCGGAGTATCAGCGTGGTGGTTTGCCTGAGATCAGGCGTACCGCTACTGAGGCGGCAATCATGCAGGATGCGGCTAATGCTCGGGCGGCTGACAAGTTGGCCACCATTGAGGGGGCCATTCAAGAGGTGGCGCAACGTCTTGTTGGGTTGGCTCAGCAGTTTATGACTGGTGAGCAGGTTGCCCGTGTTGTCGGCAAGGACGGCGTTCCTATGTGGATCACGTTTGATCGTGACTACATCAAGGGTGAGTTTGATTACGAGGTTGAGGCGGGTTCTACCGCTCCGAATAACGAGTCGTTCCGCCGTCAGATGGCGTTGCAGATGGTGGATGCTATGGCCCCGTTTGCTTCTGCTGGTGTGGTGAATGTTCCTCGTTTGGCGGCTCACGTTTTGCAGTTTGGTTTCGGCATCAAGAATCCTGCGGAGTTCTTGATGGAGCAACCTGCGCCAGAGGAGCAAGTTCCCCAAGCACAAGCGTTGCAGGGCGAGTTGCCTATGCCGATGCCTGAGCCTGCGCCTGCTGGTCCTGCCGCTATGTCTACCCCGCCGCCTGCTAATCCGATGGCGTTGTCTGGGGTTGATCCGTCGGTGTTGGCGGCGTTGTCAAGCCGTTTGGGGTTTGACATCGGCAACACGATGTAACGCTTTTTCCTAAGGGGTGTTGAGGGAATAACCGAAAGGACTCCTGTGAGCGACACCACAGATACCGCCGCCGTAGACCCCACTCCTGTAGAGGCAGACAGTGGACAAGTCGAAGCAGAAAGCGGAGCAATACCAGAGCCAGAGGCTCCAATACTGGATACAAACGAGTTTGCCGATCATCATGTGGTCGTCAAGGTTGATGGAAACGACGTAAAGGTTCCTTTGTCCGAGGTGACTGCTGGCTATCAGCGTCAGTCGGATTACACCCGAAAGACGCAAGAGTTGGCAGAGCAAAGGCAAGAACTTCAGTGGGCCAATGCCATCGCGCAAGCGTTGGACAACAACCCGAGCGAGACAATCAAACTGCTTCAGCAACACTACGGCGTTAGCGCCGCAGAAGCGCAGAAGATCGCAGATAACGCGGTTGAGCAGTCTGAGGGTTCCGACGGTTGGGTTGATCCAGTCGAAGCGAGGGTAAAGGAACTGGATTCTCGTATCCGCCAGTTTGAGGAGGAGCGAGAGTACCAGAGGCTTGAACGAGAAGTTCAGCGTTTGCAAAGCACATATGGCGACGACTTCGATCCTCAGGAAGTTATTGGTCAAGCGTTAGCGCAGGGCAATAGCAACTTGGAGGCCGTTTTCAAGCAGATGGCG